CGAGATCCGAAGCATCCTTCAGGTCTATGGTGCACAAGTCGTCTGTTATAGACGCCTTGCGAGCTAGTTCCCTGTTAATGCTCTGGTCAGTAAAGTTTACCTGACCAGCGGTGTACGGTGAGGCCTCGAGACACCTGTAGAGTTTCCTCATCAGGCCCTGCTGAATGTACATCAGTTCAGCAGGTTCACACGATATTATTCGTGGTCCTCGAGAATCCTTAGGCACAAGACAAACACGTGCCTGAGGGACCAGCGGTTCGCTTTTCTCCAGCTTATCCAGCTCATCGATTAAATGAGTGGGGCTAAAGAAGAAGTGATCAGAGTAAGAGAAAGTATCGTCAAGCTTCTTGTAGTAACGAAGCGAGTGATACTTATCACAATTCGGTGTATGACAGGCGGTTGCTCCGCTGCCATGAGAAGGCCTAATGTCTCGGGGGTCCTCGTTACAGAGAACCTTACCGATAATTAGGCGCATCTCCCTTATTAGTTCAGCAGTAAATACATCTGCGGAACTAACTGGATCAACAATACTAAGATCAGAATTAACAAAATGATCCAAATATTGTCTCCGAGTTTCCTCTGCATAACTGACCTCCAGTTTATAGAACATCAGCGTTGTTTGACGCAGACATTCTACGGCCAAGGGGTCCCCCTTCAACGCAGACTCGACACAATCACCCATAAATAATGGGATCGCGATGTTACACCACGGGATTTCCTCGGGCTCGTGAGCAATGTTTTGCTCATCGGTCCAAGTATGTCTCGCGATTTATCTCTCCGTCAGAAACGGAGAGGTCCGTCGCCAGACAAAACCTGCGGGTAACGTCCATTCTGTTGTCGAATGGAACTTGTCGAGCGCCTTACCAAGTGATGGCAAAGCAGTCGTCAAAAAGGTAAGCCCCTCATTTTCGAGTCTACTGGTAAAAGTTTCGATGTCCTTTTTCCCGATAAACTCAGAATAACGATGGCTCGTCGCTAGGTTCACCCACAAAAGGTGAAGGCTTTTCAGATTACCAGAAATCATTTCTGACACATCTCCTAGAAGCATCCCTAGTAGCTAGTCCATTGAATACCTACTCAGTCCTAACAGACATGGATAGGCCGTTATTCGTTCGATATCCTTTTCTCATGTTTCCAACCGCTTGGCAGAAGAACATCACCAAGAAGTAGAAACAGAAGGGCAAGGGATATTCGGAGGCTGCGCAACGAGATTTTAAACCTCGTTGTTGAGCACCTTCGTAACGTTGGCATTGGCGCCTCCTTCGATCAGGAAATCAACGATTTCGTTGATGGACTGATAGACGAGTGCCGCTGTCATCGCCGAACTATTCGGGCGAACAATCACCATGTAGACGGAGAGTGTCGCCGGCACACCGAACGCATCCGCTTTAGTGCGGTCGCTTCGGATAAGATGCCGAGCTTCACCGTTCTTTCCAACCTCGTGAGAGATTGTGAATAGACTCTCCTC